TACATGACGTTTGATGAAGGATCGCCCTGGATAAAATTGAGGATTGGATTACCAGCCTGAATCTGGAAATCCAGGCCTTCCATGTCTTTATATACATCAGTCTGATTGTCAACCTGGACGACGTTGCTCGTCGAATCGACATATGGAAGGTTATTTGATGTCGTCACTGTGTTGCCGACATTTTCTGTATACGGGGGCTGCGTATTTTCATCACGCGGAGGAGCATACCCCTCTCTGCGTGCTGAAAGAATCACAATAATCGCAATGAGGATGGCAATCGCTACCCACAATGACCAATGTGCATCCATCTATTTATTATGTATGTTTTTTTTCCACGTCCCTTGGATTAATTCAGCCCAGTAGTCCTGCCGCCGCACTGCCTGCACCGACGGGCTCTGGTGCTGGGCCGGCGTCAATCTGAACCGCTGGTGCCTTGGCACGCTCCTCCTCCTGCTGAACGCGACGACGCTCAATCTCCTCAGCGATACGCTCATCAGCAATCTTCACCAGCTCAGGCATATCCTTGTCTGGGAACTCCTTCTTCAGATCCTCGATGAGCTCGGCTGGATGAGGAATGGGTGGTACATCCGGGCGAGAGTAGTACTTTGAATTCTCGTCACCTGGCTCGATGAACGGCGTCGCCGACCCTTCGATAGGTTTGGCGAGCATGTCACGCTTACGCTTCTCAAACATAGCAGCCGCCTGACGCTGGTTGTCGCGGTACTTGGTCATAATCTCCTCAAGCTTCTCATTCTGGTAGTGGACGTTGTCAATCTGGAGACGGTCGGGAGGAATCAGTAGCCACTTGTACATGTCGACAACGTAAATGTCGACGAGCGCATCCTCCTTCTGTAGACGCTTGGCGTGGCTCTCAGCCTCATCCTTGGTAGCGAAGCACCCGCGGATCTTCAGACCCAGCTGCTCATTCTTCTGAGGCATATCTGGGCCGACGATGGAAATCAGTGCAAAAATCTGTCCTGGAACCGTCAAGAAATCCTGCTCGAGAGAACCCATTTAAAACTACAGCACACCACTCTTTTAAGTGACATGGATCAACTCCGTAAACGCCATAATCAGGCGAAGCGTGACCTCATCAACCAATGGGTCAATCCTGACTCGTACGTTCTCGATTGTGGATGCGGCCGAGGCGGTGATTGGCACAAGTGGAAGGCTGTCCGTGCTCGTCTTGCCGCCATCGATCCGGACGAAAAATCTCTACAAGAAGCGGAGGAGAGGGCATTTGACATTGGGATTGGGGTTTGGTTTTTGGGTGCGGGGGATATTCGTCAAGCGGCATTTGCAGGTCCATTCGACGTGGTATGTTACAACTTTTCCATACAGTACATTATCGGTGAACATTTTGAACAGAGCATCAAGGCGATCAAGCTGGCGGTCAAACCAGGCGGGCTTCTCATCGGCATCACACCCGAAAAGAGTCTGATTGAGGATACAAAGAGCCCGGATGCACTCGGAAATATGTTTGAGATTCATGACGACAAAGTGCTCATGAGTCTGACGGATGGTCCGTTCTATGCAGATGGCCCCAAGTATGAACCGTTGTTGGACGGAAACGTACTTCGTCGGGCACTCGACCCCGAGTTTCGATGCATTGCATGGGGACCAATCGCTCCAGAAAAAACGGGACTCGTCACTGACATTTATGCACAGTTTGTTTTTCTACGCTTAGATCAGTAGGATGGCATCCGGAATTATACAGACAGGACTGCTCGTCGTGGCTCTCGCAGTTGCCGCGTGGAGCAGTCGAAAGGAAGCACCACTCATGATAGATCTTCGTCAGCGGTACGACACGCTCTTGAACCATCTTAGGAGCACGGAGGTTGTCGATCCGAGATTCGCGCGCCTCAGGAAAAGGTGTATCCTCACAGGAATCCATGGCTCTCGTATGAACAAAGGAACCATTGGCTACAATGTGAATAAAGGGTATGAGATTTACATCTGCCTTGACAAGGACGATATAAACTCAGCGATGAATGTGCTCATTCATGAACTGGCTCACGTCACAGTCGACGAATATGACCACTCCCCTGAATTTTGGGCGTCGTTCAAAGATCTCAAGACGCTCTGTAAAACGCTTGGTATCTATACACCCATAGAAGGGTCTCTCGAGTATTGCGGTATAATGATTCAGGATTGATTTCCGCCACTTCGCGATGATCTTTTTTCTCACGTCATTGTAAATGTCTGGTGGTATCGTTCAGCTTGTCGCGACGGGTGCTCAGGACGCTTGGCTGACGGGTAAGCCAGAGGTGTCATTTTTCCGTTCCAGCTACAAACGCTACACACACTACGCCAACTCACCTGAACGCCAGCTGATCCAGGGTAACCCCTCGGCTGGTAACATTTCCACGATTCGTCTGGAGAAGAAAGGTGATCTGTTCAACTACGTGTACTTTATCGCCAAGGATTCTACTGGTGCCCTGATCCCAGGCATCGACTGGTCAAAGGTGGTTGACAAGGTGGAGCTGCTCATCGGCGGCCAGATTGTCGACACTCAGGATAATGTATGGATGAATCAGATTGAGCCAGTCGTTGGTGCTCAGAACTACTCCCAGCGCTACCTGAACAATGACACTGATGGTCTGACCAACGTCATCAACGGGTTCATGCCACTCAAGTTTTTCTTCTGCAAGGACTGGAACGTTTCACTGCCTCTGGTGGCCCTCCAGTACCATGACGTCGAGATTCGCATCACATGGAGCAACTCCCTCAACTACCGCGTCGGCTATGAGCTGTACAGTGTAGCTGTGCCGACCGTGTCCTCGTTCGCGGGTTCAGCGACGGCAACAACTACCGGGGCGACTGTTGCAACAGGAACAACGATCACCGCCACTCTTACGACAACTGCAATTATCGCAGGTGGTGCCGGTTCTGCAACATTCTCATTCACAGGTGCAACCGGAACCATCAATATCGGTCAGACGACGGGTGCTATCCTCGGCGCTACATCGTTCACAGTGACTGCAGTTACACAGGCAGCTGGTTCAACGACCGGAACAGTGACTGGTAACTTCGGTGGCACGGTGAACGCAACAGCCGCGGGTGTATCAGCTGGTTCTCTTACGTTTTCTCAGCCGTCCGGGACATCATTCACGAGCATCAACATCACAGTGACTCCTGCGACTGGTACCATAACGGCTGGTCAGATTGTGGCTGGTTATGCCAAGACCGCGACTTTCAACTTCCCAGTTGTGTATGCTGTGTTTGGCAACATCATAACTCTCACAGTGACGAGCAAAACAGCCACCCAGTTGGATGGAATCTTAGCCCCCGCTACACTGCAGTTCTTCCCCGCAGGCACATTCGGTGTCATTTCTGGTACCGCAACACCAGGAGGAGGTGCAGCGGCAGGTTCAACCATAACACTTGGTACATATTCAAACCCCACGGTGACCATCGCGAACGGTGCTCTTGTTGGCTACTCCGTTATTGTAGTTGACGGCACCAACGCACAGAGCGCGTACCTTGTCGGAAACGCGTATGTCCAGACGAACGCAGGCGGTATAATCACTATTTCATACAACACCGGCCTGTCTCAGCCTTCGGCGGTGGTGCCAACAAGCTCACAGGTTCTGTTTGTGAAGCAGGTGTCTGCTATTTCCACGCTGGCTGGCAACCAGCCATACGTTGACCGCGAGGGAACTGCAATCATAGTTATCGGCACCGTCTACGGGTCGACTCCTGTAGTTGGTCAGAATGTCCTGGGTACTCAGTACACTGGTCCAGTGACGGTGTCTGCGGTCATTTCGTCTACGACTTTCGAAGTGTCTTTCCCAGTACAGACCCAGTCTGTCAATACGACAACGGGCACAGGTACTCTGCTTCAGTTCATCGACCCCAGCCAGTCTGTTGCCCCTCCCGGTGTGACTGCGTCAACGACTGGGTTCAGCGGCACGTACGCGCAGCTGCAGTACGAGGCCTGGACCAACTTCGTCTACCTGGACCAGGCCGAGCGTGAGTACTTTGCCAACACACCAATGGACATCCTCTTCACCCAGGTGAACCGCATCGCCATTGGCACCAACAACATGCAGGAGTTGGCTCTGGCTCACCCCATCAAGTATCTCGCATTCCTCGCAAACAACTACACAACCGCATACCAGAACCAGGTAACAACTGGTATCCCAGCTTCCAGCTACCAGTTCAAGACGCAGATTAATGGCGTGGACATTGGAGACTCGCGCTCAATGTTCCAGTGGATTGATGTTCCCCACTACTACCACACACCGTTTGGCTACAAGCACAGCGGCGCTACGGCCCCTGTTGCTCTGATTTCATACTGCCTGGATACGTCAAAGCTTCAGCCGACTGGTACGCTGAACTTTTCACGCATTGATACCTACCGTATTGTCGCACCCGCAGGTGTCTCACTGAGCACACTGTCTGGTGGCAGCGGCAATTACATCTACGCTGTCAACTACAACGTCCTGCGCATTAAAGATGGTATGGCAGGGCAGCTGTACAGCAACTAGGTCTTGTTTTCATGCTACAGTAGACAAGGGTCTTTATTATCGAAACTAAAAATAAAAATACTCGAACTGACCTACTTCTTTGGTGGTGGTTTGGCGAATTTATGAATAATGAAAAAAATAACAGCCGCAATGAATGCAGTGGCGAGCATGCCCGTCGCTGACAGGTTCCCTGTGTCGCTCATATACTTTGGAATCAAATCCGCCAATTTGTTCTGAATCGGCTTGGAGAACGCAGCGACTGCGGCAATGCCCGCGATAGCTGCGTTCAACTGCTCATCAGTCAGACCAAATGGGTTCTTTGAAGAGGAGGAGGAAACTGGGCCCGCAGATGCGTTGTCTAAGCTCAGTGCAACCACTCTGTTGTTCTGTGGGTTCTTGTAGGGGCCGCCGCCCATTGATGGCCCCATGTCGAAATCAGCACTCGGCACAACGTCGGAAATTGGCGTCGAGAAATCCATTTCTATTTGAGGAGGTTTTATTTCGGCTTTAAATAACTCGGGTTGGTCAATTGTACGCGTCTGGTAAATCGGTTGAAGCTCGTCCGGCACACCGAACGAACTCTGCTGCTGCACTGGAGGCTGTCCTGGGGCCTGATTTTCAGGTTCGACCTGGGGAATGTATTGCATGATGTCACTTGATCCGTCGAAATCGAGGTTTTCGATAATCATCTATTGGTGTACGTGAAATCTTTTAAGAACCTGGAACGCGGATGGATGAAACAAGTGT